AGATCCTGCAGAAGTATAAAATGTTCTTTGTTCTTTCTTTTGACCTACGTAGCCGTGAATAAAAGTTCCTAACTTATTTAATTTCTCTTCGTGAAGTTTATTACCGTCAATTAAATATAAATTTGATTCAGGATAAACTTCTTTAAATCTTTGTGACCACTTACCTTCATGGCAGCCTACATCAATTACATTATCAAGTCTTGCACCTAATGATTTAAATCTTGAAAATAGATTTGTATATATTTCAATTGGTTTGATCATCCCAAGACTCTCTAATAAATTCTATTTCTAGATCACAATAATGTTTAATTTTATTTAAATCTTTTATGCCATCTTTGTCTTGAAATCTCATAACATATTTAATGACGTTAGCTTGAAATGGTGTGAGATTATTTTTTCTAATAAATTCCCACGGTTGGATTTTATATTTTTTATAATGGTTAGGGCCTTGTGTTTTAGGCGCTACCGCTTCCATATCTTGTTTTGTAGTCATAGTTCTCCTTATAGTTTTTGTATAATTTTCCTAATGGAAAATGAAACCGATGATCCGTGTTTATTAAATGTAAAGATTGTTTGGCTCTTGTAACTCCCGTGTACCATACTCTTAATTCTTTAACTTTTTCTTCTTTGGTTTTCCGTTCGAAGTGGGACGGCCAATTGGCTTTAGAACAAATAACGACGTGATCCGCTTCTGATCCTTTAACTGCATGTATCGTATCGACAATTATCCTCGCTTTCGAGTCTAGATTTATATTATTCTCCATACACTTCAAGAAATATCTTTTTTCATTGTCTTTAATTTTTATAGATAAGGCTTTTGTCCAATCTGCTTTATCTTCTGTTAATCCTGCTCTTAGTCTTAATTCTTCATAATTAAACGGTTGGTTTGGATGAGCAAAGTTCCATTTCTGTGAGTCCGCGCTCCGGTAGCCGTGGTCGATGTTTGATATAAATGTATACATGGTACACGCTTCTTCTCTTGTGATAGAGCCTCCTTGCATTAAATGCTGCCATAAATTAATCGCTTGCCATTGCTGTACATCAAAACATTTTTTTCCTTGTGTGTTTTCATACACCAAACCCATATCGTACAGTTGCTTCTCTACTTCTTTTTTCACATCATGAATTCTTGCCAGCACCATCCATGTCCCAGGATTACTAAATGGAACATGTTTTACTTCTCGATATCGTTCAATGGCACCTTCGACATTATTTGGAGCAAAGTTTTTTTCTTCTCTATATCCTTTTGCTGATAACATCATAAGCTGTGAGAAATAATGAATCCGCTTTGGAATTCTTCTAGATAGTTCTAAAACTTTTTTACGACCTGGAAAATGTATGAAGTAATCTACATCGGCACCATTCCATTCATAAATGGCTTGATCATCATCCCCTGCGATATAAATTTTTTCAGCTTTTGTAGCTAACTTTAAAACTACATCCCATTGTAAAGGAGTAAGATCTTGTGCTTCATCGATCATTAATACTTTAAATTTAGGAACAAAACCATCTTGCACAAATTTAATCAGCATGTCAGTAAAATCTAATCGATCATTTTGTCTAACACCAGGCTCTATTTCATAACTTTTAAATCTTTCATATGCTGCAATGATTGAAATAAATTGTGGTAAACGAACATTCTTTTTTCCTTGCTGCTTATACAATGCAACAGGATCTATTTTCATATTACGTGCTCGATCATAAATCCTTAATGACCAATTATTAAAAACTTTTTGATCTTCAAAGCCATGCATATAACCTACTTTGATAGTTCCATAATCAGAATGAAACTGCATCAAGTCTTCATTTGGATCTAAGACTGGAATTGAAGCAAATTGAGAACGAGCAAAACTATGTATGGTAGAGAAATGAGGAAAATCATCAGGCTTAAAACCAGGCAAAGCAGCACTAATACGATCGATAGTCTCATCGACAGCTTTATTCGTAAAAGAAAAATACGCAATTTGATAAGGTAGTACTCCATTATTTAAAAAATATTTTATCCTTTTTAATAGTTGATATGTTTTCCCAGTTCCTGGGGGGCCAAATATTTTAATTGTTTTCCCAAGGAGCTGCTGTTTTAACATGTGTAACCTCTTTGTTTTTATACTCAGGCAGCTTCGGCATTTCTACTTTCCAATGTCTCGCATCTGTCCCGTCAAATTTCTTTTTTGGCTCTGCGCCTCCTACTTGTAAAAAGTTTGTGCATTCTCTGTTTGACCAGTTATTGCCATTCTTTTTCATAAAGCGTTGGAATAATTCAGTTTTGAATCTCATCTCCTTAGCTTCATGTGGATTTTCATTATCCAACCACAAATAGCCACTAGATATTTGACTAAAATCAGGATGAATTTCGCAATCCTCTAAGAATTGTACCATACGTGAGTTGAATATGTCATCCTTCTCCTCCATAGCGTCATATCCTTCGATATCAATCTTATTTTTAATCAGTTCCTCTTTAAAATCAGACCAAGGGTCAGGACTTTGTTTAGTTGGTTTTAAATTTCTCCAAACGATGTCAGCCTGTAGTAGTTTTGCACCAAATAATTGTTGAGAATAAAGTTCTTTATTTTCTAATTTTACATTTGTTCCGTTGACCGGTAGCACCCAATATGGCTCCGGGTATACATTGTACTTCATAAGCTTTCCTACCGTTGGCATTGCTTCGTTTGGATTGATACCATGTTTAACAGTTAAGCATTTTGAACGATCACAATGTGCTTTTGCAATTGAAGTTTGACACTTGTATTTATAATCTGTTTTTTGATGTTGTTTAATTAATGTATTTAATTCTCTTGGATCTAACGGTGGATCACCAATCGCTTTATTAAGTTCTCTAAACATTTCAGGCCAGTAGTCAGGATCTGGATTCATTTTTTTACATAGCACAGCGCAGTTGAACATAGCATCATTACGTCCTTCACCGTCTTTCACACCATTCTTAATAAAACTTTTTATGCATGGAGGATAACCTGTCTCTGTGTTTGGTGGATCTTCATTGATTGCAATCTTTTTGAATACTTCAGGACTGCATATATATTTTTGAACATGGTTATATAAATCATTTAATGGAACACCCATTCCATTGTCATAAAGAGCCATACGAGTTGTTCTAGCTGCTCTTTGATATGGTAAGTTAACAAAGTTACCTTTGTTTTTATCTTCCCATTTTTCAGGTGTTAAATCGACAGTATCTTGTGCAGGAAAAATATCTGTCGTTGTACCTGCAATCCCAAGATCAGCAGCCATTGCATTTAACTTCTGCCTCATCATTGCTGCAGGAATTGGTTCAGACATATGAACCACTAAATGTAATCCATTTGATTTTGAACGATAGGGTACTAATGGATAATTTCTTTCTCTTACAAGACTAATCAGTTTTACATGATTAAGATTGTATATATCAACGTCAATGACACCCCAAGAACAAGTAGAGTCATCACGAATAGGAACAGTTCCAATATGCCGTGAGCCATTAACATGCGCTTCCCAATCGCTAATAGTAATTTCATTTTTATTAATCCAAGATTTATATTCTTCTTTTCCATTAGCCTTCTTCTTCCCAGTTGGAGCGGATTCTCCATAATATGTATTCGAACCCTGGAACAGTTGCATAAACTGTTCCAGAGTAGTTTGTTGATTTGACATTAAAACGGAGCTTTTTCAGTAGTAGTTTCGTCTGAATGTTTTACATTTACCGCACCGGCTGAGCAAGATTTATAAAAATCATGAGCAGCTTCTAGTACCTGTTGATTCGGTACTTGACCAATGTGTTCAATTTCCCAACCATACCAAGAACCTAAATTGTTCTTCTCAAGCTGTGTGCTTAATTTGTATGTTTGAGTAAACATCGCTGGTGTAAAGAAAGAACCATCTTTCTTTTTAGACTTCACCGACATCATCATTGAATTCCACTTCTTAGATTTTTTTCTTTGAGTAGATTTCATTGTAATCAATGCAGTCGTTAGCGGTAGATTGTCTTTTACAACTAGAACGTAATGTGATGCAGTTTCTTCTACATAATTACCATTTTCTAATCTATCTTTATTAGAATCATCTCTAGTTGTTTTAGTCATAATATCAGAATCACTATTGTGAATCATAACAGGGGCACCAGAACCTTCTGTTCCTCTGTCTCTCCACTCGATGTATTCTAATTTATAAAAGCATGGAACAACTGTTATACCTTTTTGACCGTCAAATAAATCATCGGTCACAGTGTTATATATCATTCCTGCTTTTGCACTCTCGATATAATTAGCATCGCCTTGGGTAACTTGCGGTGATAATTGTCCTAAGATTTTTAGGAACGGTAGTGCTAAGTCTTTCTGAGACATGTTTTCAAAACCTGCATCAGCAAAAGACTCTAGGTTTATGTTCGCAACAGCATTTTCTTTTTTTACTGCTACTTCTTTCGTTGCTTTTGACATTTTTCCTCCTGTCAGTTTTTAGTTTTTCGTTGTTATTTTCGTTTTGTTTGAGACATACACGCCAAATAAATCCATAGGAATATTATTTCCTTCTTGGATTTGTTCACGTGCAAAAGCTTTCAATGTCATTGGCTCTACCTTCTCTTTTTTATTATAGGTAAATCCATTTTCATCACATACTTGTATTAGTCTCGATACAAGATTGTCCTGGCCTTTGTTAAATGATGCAGTGACTGTATTTTTAATCAAGTCTTCATGACCATTTTGTCTAAGCCAAGCGAAAGCTTCTTCAGTTCTAGAAGCAG